CTTTCGATATTAGAAATTGTAAATAGTTTACCTGCTTTGTTAGTATAGAAGTTACCTGGATTTTCCCATTCACCAATACTCCACAAGTCACCTTTTTTAGGAACATTATTAGAAGTAAAAGTCGTATAAGAATCTATTGATTTTGTAATAGGGTTATATCGTCCAGTAACAGTAACATTTGCTTGATCAAAACCTAGTGAAACATTATCTGTTGCAGATAAAACAAAGTTAGTATTACTTAAGATATATAAATCTACCCTATCATCATCAGTTGAAATTACTCTAAGAGCTAGAGGTCCAGAATTTGCAGTAAAGGTAGTATTGCTTAAACTTGGATTAGTAAAGTGCTCTAGTAATACATTAGATTTATTAGAATCAGTTGAGGAATCTCCTAATACCTTACCTCCAAAACCATAATTAATTCCAGTTAAATTCTGAGAGATAGAGACTATATCGCCAGGAGATAAACTCAAGGCTTCAGTAGAGGTAGTAAAAGCGAGCACTCTTCTGAGATATTTTGAAGCAGCAATTTGATATTGAGCAAATCGCAATGCTTGACTTCTACGGGTTACTCCTGCTAAGTCAAGTGAAATAACATTCTCAATAGTACTTCTATCACTTCCGTCATTAGCATCTTGAGCATCTATACGAGCTACTTCTCTTTTATAATGATTAGTAGGTTCAATATAGCTTACATCTACTCCTGTAATTAAGTCGCTCTCTCTTCCTCCGCTTACTTGAAAAGTACCTTGTTTAATATTAGTCTCATTAAATACCATAACTGGCAATTGATCAGGTAAATCAACAGCTAGGGAAATTTTTCCAAATGAATGAACAATAGTACCTCTAAAAGAGGCAGCAAGAGAATTAAGTACTTCTATAGTTGGTTGCTGATCAGAAATGATAGTATCACAGATAAATCTTCTTTCTAAGACGTTAGTGCCTGCAGGAATTCCTACTAAAGTATCTCGCACTGTTGTAAACTGATCTTTTGGTTTATGCCTAAACGACCCATCTGCCTGACCCGACACACCTATAAAATTACCTGTAACAGCATCACACGCATCACAATATTGTGCAACTTGATAAAATTTATATTTGTCAATATTATCTTCTGGAATTCCTAATCCATAAGAAGTGTTAGTAAGAATATCATAAATAATCCAGACAGGATTCTGACTCCAAGAGTATACAAAAGTACCATCCCAAGTACCTACATATAATTGAGGATTAGCGTGGGTTTTAATTGTGGGAGAGCTACTACCACAAAAAATACCTGCTTGAACAGTCCAATCTGTAGAAGTTAGCGTGGTTGATAATACGTAAGAAGCTCCATTAGCGATAACTATAGGAGAAGTAGGGCCTGCTGAGAGTGTTTGTATAGTATTAGTATTATAAGAGTTGTCACCACCTAAATAGAAAGTACCGTAGGACCAACCACTAGAAGGGGCTGTCAAATCAATTCGAACTAAGTCACCAGCAGTTAAAGATAGAGTGCCCGTTGCGCTTTTTGCAGTATTTGCGCCGGTTAAAGACTCCGACTGTGTGAGTGACCCATTCACATAAATATCTACAGTACCGGTTAAACTAGCATTTTGTACAAAGAATTGAAATAAGTAGTTAAAAGTTCCTGTATGATTTACTTCAAAGGTTCCATCAAATCTACCTGGAGTACCGTTGTCTCCCCATCGAGTAGTCGTAAATATTCTATCGTAAGTATTAATAGAAGGGAATACAGAACCAAACCTAGGAAGAAGGTTTGATCTTGCGCAAAAATTAGTAGTTATACTTAGATCAGAAGCTGTAGCCGTAGTTGAAACAGTAGTAGAACCTGTCCCAGTGGTGTTTAAACCTAGCTCAACTTTACAATCTGGGTCTGAGTTTGAGTTAGTAATAGTAAGAGTATAAGGATTACTACCTGTTACAGTGACGTCAATACCTAATCCAAACAGGTTTGTTGTGGTTCCTGTTCCTGAAACTTGTTGATAAACAACACCTGCAATTTGTAGCTGATAACCGTTAGTTGTATAACCGTATACTCCTGATTCTGGTAACTCTAATTCCCTCCAGTCTATCTGACCATCAGTTAAAATAGGCTGATTATAATTAGAAGGAACTTTAACTAGAAGTCCTTTGACTAAAGAACTCATCTGAGGCACTCCACCCTGATGCTCATTAACAGCTTTTAAAGCATAACCAACTAAACCAGTACGAGGAAAGGTTTGCGGAGTATTTTCAACCTCAAACCAACCAACCGCTTGAACTTGCGATTGAATTTTAGAATCATTAGACTCCTCAGTGATCTTCTCAACTGTAAATCTGTACCCGTCATCAGATCGACTAATTTCTGGTATCTCAAAGTTTACAACCCTTTTGTAAGGAGTAGTGGTTTTACCATTAATCTCAACCTCTTTACTCCCAATTTCTGTAGCTCCAGTACTATCGAAAAAAGTAACTTTTACTTTTACAGAGTGTGGTTTTACGTTACCTCGATCATCTTGCTTTTGTAGAACTTGGACTATAAGAATAACATTTACTTCATCCCAAGCCCTAGCACTAGTTTCTTGTAAAAATACTCTAGCCTGAGGGATACCGTCGATATTGCCCTTTTTAAGAGTAACGGGTGATGCAAACTGTTGAGGGACTACTGTTTGTTGACCAAACTTCCTAATAACTGATTGAGTAACTGTACCTGTGCGCGATAAAGTTTTAAAGAAGTCTGTATTTTCTCCACCATCTCCGTCTATATTTAATAAGTCATTGATAGAGTTTTCACTAATTTCTATATCTTGTGGACCGTTAGGGTTAATACGGTATAGAGGCCCTTCTCCAAGAGCAGTTAAAAGAAATAGAATATCTGTTGAAAAAAGACTATTAGGTTCTTCTGAGGGGCTACCACCTCCACCACCACCACCAAAGGCTCCCTTAATTACAGGAACTTTAACGTTATTATGTTCAGTAAAATACCTTCTCATGTCTCAAACCTTGAAGCGACTGTAATAGTGTCACTCTTTCCGTGATCAACTGTGTCTAAGTAACCACTTATTAGCTGTCCAGCTACACGATGCATACCATAAACTAAAGGGATGGGAGTACCGCTGTTAACTGTATTCTGTAAACCACCAAACATATCATTTTCTCTAATATTTTGATCAGTTTCTTTAATTTTTTCACGTTTTGTAAACAAAGAGGTAACTAAAGCTAGTCCTATATTCACACCTAAAGTAGAGGCAAAGCTACCAAAGCTAAAGGCACCACCCGCCGCAGCTCCTCCAGCTCCTCCAGCTGCTAAACCAAACCCACCTGTTGCAACTCCTAGTGCTGCTACAGCTAATAATGTTGTAGTACGTTTTCCGCCACCACCTATAATTGCTGGAACTACATAAAAAACATCATTTGATTTTACTTTTTTAATATATAAATCTTCTTCTTCAACTACGTTCAAAGTCTTATCTAGTAAACAGTAACCTTCTTGACACTCACCTGTGTGGATAGAGTTAGCATAATTTCTAAATTTAGGATGCATAGAGCCGAGATAAAAAGGTAAGTCTCCATACCTAGTTAAATCAGCTGTATATTCTGACTGAGAGAATATATTCCTGTAAGCAGAATGAATTTTTATTTTTGTAAGCAATGACGCTCCTGAAAATCATCAAAAATTAAAGTATCTAATTTATTATCATACCAGTATATGTAAAATTTATTGTTGAATCCAACTAAAAATTTATACTCTTGGAATGCTGCTCCCACTTTATCTTCTTCACTTGGAATAGGATTTTCTTGTCCAGGATGAGAGTGAAAAAACCCCCAAATATTACCATCATGCTTTACCAAAGCAGCAGGGTCTAAATAAAAAGTTTCTTTTGGCAGATCGCTAATATTTTTACAAGGGATATAGTTAAAATCTTTAGTTATAATACCAACTGCTTCAAGAGGGTAGTCTCTCAATGCATGATTATTCATATCTTCTTTTAGCTTACTAAACTTTTCCATCTAACCTTCTTTATTGTATACTGCTTAAAATATTTATGATAGTCATATATAGCACTATCCCTATTCTCAATCATTTGTAGTATTTTATTATTTCCTACATACATAGCAACATGGTTTACAACATTTGTTGATCCTAAGGACATTAAAATAAGATCATAAGGTTGTAGAGTAGTAATCTCAACCCAATCTCCATTTTTTGACCCATTTAAAAAATGTTGTTCATGAGTTTTTGTGTACCACTGATCATCAACCATTTTTAAAAAGTCACTTGATGTATAAGGTATCTTTACACCAGCTTCTTCTTTAAAGACATAACATAATAAAGTAAAACAATCCATACCAATAGCTGGATCTGTACCAAAAAGTTTATAAGGGATATCAGTGTATTTGTTAAACCATTGATTCATGGCGATATAAGGCGCATATACGCTTTACCCAGTAATCAGATAAAGTTTCTATGCGTGAGACCCCTCTCTCTTCAATATGCAGCATTTGAGTTGGCTTTAAAAATAAGCCAAAGTGTAAAACTAAATTTGAATTTAGCGACTTAAAAGCTATTACATCATAGTTTTCAGCGTCTGTCAATTTAACTTTTAGAGCACACGTTGAAGCCCATCTATCTACGTGTTCAGTAGAAAAATGCTTTAGCCAAGCTCTTGAGTGGGGGTAGAGAGGTAAAGAGAATTCTATACCAAGTTCATTTTTATAAAATAAGCGTATTAATTCAATACAATCAACTACACCATATTCATGTTTTAATCCTAAATATTTTTGTACCATTCAGCTAACTCTGGAAAAACGCTTTCAAAAGACTCATTTCTATAAAGGTCAGATCTTTGGTTAAACAATTTAAATTTTTCAGTTAAGTGTGAATCATCTCGTGACATCATATGTTTCAGAGAGTCAAGAATAGAAGTAATTTCGTGAGAAGATAGCTTTTGATTATTATTAAGATACTCTTTGTAATTAGATAAAATCTTTGCTTTTACTTCTTGTGAAAAAATAGTTGTTGAATGAAAGTTTCTATTTTCACAATTAGTTATACTAAAGGTTTTATTTATACTTTTGATCCATTTAATTAATTCTATATTACTAGTTATTGAGTATACGCTACTTACTAGCGAGAATGTACTAATATATTTTGAAAACTTTTCAGAGTTACTTTTAAAAAGGTCAATATTTAAACCTTTTCTACCGTACTCAGCTCTTTTTTCAAAACCTTCTATACTAGGCCACAACTCTACATTCTTAAAATGAGACCATAAATGTTCTAAATCATATCCTTTAAAAGAACCTTGATAGGATAAATTAGTATTATAAGATAATTTCACACCTTTTGCTAAACCAGAATCGACAAATAATTGTAACATTTTATAGTGACCTTCTTGTAC